GGTTTCCGCCTCGCGCACACAGAACGCGCTGACGCAAACTTTTTGCATTAGTATTTTGATTATTTTACATGCAAATTACTTGCATTATTTTGTTGAAGAATAATGTTGGTTCATCGACACCGATCATCCAGTTTTTCAAGTCGCCGCTCCCGAGTACGTGGAGGCACCCGAGGACATCCTCGCGGAACGCGTTGCGTTGCGCTGGCGTGCGGTCGCGGATCTCAGCCGACAGCAGGCGCTCGACATCGTGAAGCAGGAGTTTGTGCGGCTGCACCTTGAAATCGACAAGCGGGCTGGGCTTGATCATCCATCCTACGACCGAGGCTTGTCTGCGGTGCTGGCTCACATCTCCGACTCAGCCAGTCCACTGCTGGAGCTGGACGTGGTTCTCTACTGTTACGGCCTGATTGGCCGGGCGGAAGAATCCATGGAGCAGATCGCCAAACGGCATCGGCTTTCCAAACAAGCATTCTCTAAGCGCGTGGATAAACTGCTGGCCGACTTCCATCTGCCTCCCCAGAACGGGATGAGGCCCATCCACCAACGCCATGTTTACGAGTCCGTGCATGTGGCGAAGTGGGGATACATCGAGCAAGACGCACCAAGATCATGACCACCTACATCACAATCGACCCCGGCGTGAACGGCGGCATCGCATGGGACGGTGCGGCGCTTCCGTCCTGCATGGGGATGCCGGCGAGCGACACCGAGACAGCGGAGGAGATCGGGCTGCTCTACAGTATGCGGCCCGGCGTCAAGTGCATCATCGAGGACGTTCCGAAGTTTGTCGGTAGGGCGCTGCCGGGATCGACCATCTTCCCGCTAGCGTTTAACTGCGGCCTGATCCGTGGGATTGCGGTGTCACTTCGGATGCCGGTCATCCTCGTCCGCCCGCAGGACTGGCAGAAGCATTTTCGACTTGGTACCAAAGGAGACACCAGCGGAACCACCGAGTGGAAAAACCGGTTAAAGTCGGAGGCGCAGCGGCGCTACCCACATTTGAAGGTCAGTTTAAAGACAGCGGACGCACTTTTACTTCTGGCTTACGCACAGGAAAAACAACTCTAATCATCATGTTCACACCAATCGAACCAACACAGCGCAAAACTCAGAAGGTCTTTAAGGATCTAGAAGTAGGAAAGGTGCGAGTAGTCACCGCCAAGAATTTAGCATCCTTAAAAGGAATGATCCGCCATCGCATGAAGATGCGTTCTGGTGAGTCATACTCAATCAACGAAGAAGGTCCACCATTCCAGATCCGCCGTGAATCCTAATATGCAACTCGCACTACCTAATTTTGACTCGTTCAACTCCGACCAGCTTCAAGAGTATGCGGCCCGAGAACTGGGCATCATGCGGAATGAGGCGGAGATGGCGGCTGGTATATCCGCGACGGCATTCTCTCGCGCGTGGGCGGTGGGCAAGGCGTGCGTTAAACTCAAAGATGCGGTTGGTGAGGACAAGTGGGAGGAGTACGCATCGCAAAACATCGGTGGCGGTGATTACTATGTGGTCTACCGCTGCATGCGATTGGCGCGCATGTCGCCGGAAGCGCCGCCTCTTCAGAAGTCTGGATCAAGCCAGTACAAGCAACTTCAAATTGCGATTGGTGGCGAAACAGCGCCAAAGCCGACACCGAGGAAGACAGACGTGTACAAGTTCCAAAACCTGATGGCATCACTCGGGTGCATCCGCCGGTGGTGGAGAGAAGGGACAGTGCTGGATACGCTCGATGAGGAGATGATCACCGAGATCCTCGAAGACATGCAATTCATTATTTCTATTTACGATGACCTCAAAAAACAGATTCCCGAAACCACCGTGCCCGCCGAAGGTGGACAGTGAGATCATGCTGGGCGAAACACCGCCTCGAATGCAGCAGACTATGGCCGTGACACGGGAGACGGTCGCTGATTCACAAGAGCGGCTCGGTGACACGGGCGTGCTCTTGCGTGAGTGGATTGAGTGGTGCGAAAGCACAGGACGCGCGGCACATGCGGCGGATCTGATCGAGCGCAGCCGTGCGTCAATGCGCAATTCCTAAGAGCATGGATGCAACCACCGCCGAAGACACACAGAAGAAGCTGCAAGACCTGCTCGCGCGGGTGAAAGCAGGTTATCCGTTGTCCTATGCGGAAAGTGAGTTTCTGAAGCAACGCAACATTAATTCGAGTTACCAGACGCAGAAAGATGTCGCCGCCTTCTTCTCAATCACTCCCGCTGCTCTGCGTCGATGGGAAGAGAGGTATCCCGAGGCATTCGTCAAAGATCCGAATGGCTACGACATCGAGAAGATCAAGGCCGCAAGGCAGCAGTTTCTGGCCAGCAGTAATTATACGCGGCTGAACGACGGGGACACGATCAACGTCGAAGGCGTGCAGGATGTGGCGACGCTCAAGGCGCGCAAGATCCATCTGGAATGTCAGAAGCTGGCGACGCAAATCGAGATCCTACAGGCGAAATACGTCTCGGTGGACGAGGTACTGGCTCAAGTGCGGGCAGTGATGTATGCGATCAAAGAGAAGATTAAGCGCATTCCGCCGGAGATGGCATATGAGGTGAGCGGTGTATCACCTGCGGAGGCTGAAGAGCGACTTTTAACCTGCATCGACAAGATCCTGCGGGAAATGGAGCAGGAAGATTACATCAAGATCGAGGAGCAGTTAAAAGCGAAAAAGGTGGACGTTGAGATGATGGAAGTCGAGATCGCGCCAACTGAGCCAATAAAGCGAGGGAGACCGCGCAAAAGCTAATGGCATTCTCAATCTATTCGCTGATGTCGGAGGTTTGGCGGCCAACGCCCAAGCTGCCAGTGGATGAGTGGCTGCGAACGCACGTCAGATTCGAGCGCGGGCCGATTCTCGGATCTTTCGACGTGCGGAATTCGCCATGGATCAAAGCGCCGCTCGAAGAACTGCGAAACCACGAGACAAGGGAGATCATCTGCGCGTGTTCGGTGCAGTCAGCCAAGACCGCCTTGGCCGAAGGAGCGATGCTCTACCTGATCGCGGAGGAAGGTGGCGATATGTGCTTGTACCTCCAGACCGATGAGCACGCCGACGAGTTCCTTGATACGCGGTTCAAGCATCGCATTCTCGACTGTAAGCCAGTCCGTGCGATGCTCAATAAAGGGGACAAGAGCATACAGAAGCGGACGGTGGCATTCGCCCACATGACCCAGTACGTGATGGGGGCGAGCAACATCCACAACCTCCAGTCCAAGGCAGCGCGCTACGTCATCGGGGACGAGGCAGCTTACTGGACGCACGGGCATATCGACGAGTCACGCAAGCGGACGACATCGTTTGATGCGCGGAATTCTAAGCGCATTTACGTATCGACGCCGATGAACAACAGCGGCGAGTTCTACGAGAGCTTTTCCGCCGGGTCATGCAGCGAGTGGCATGTGGCTTGTCCAGCCTGCGGAGAGAAGTGGCCGATGGTGCTGGGTCAGCTCAAGTGGGACGGTGAAGGAGCTAAGCTGGCCGACGGCAAATACGACCTCGCGCGGATAAAAAACACGGTCAGATACGAGTGTCCTGCCTGCAAGGTGCACCTCAAGGACGAACCGCAAGTGCGCCGACAGATCGCGAACAGCGGGTTTTACGAGAACCAAAACTCCGCACCAGACCCGCGCGTAAAGAGTTACCACTGGAACGCTTTGACCGTGCCATGGGTGGCGTGGGACACGATCGCAAGCGAGTTCCTCAAGGCCGAACACGCACGGAAGCTGGGAGATTATTCGCCGCTCGCGGAGTTTGTGCGTAAGCGGCTGGGCGAGTTTTGGGATATGCGGGAGTTCCAGAGCGAAGAGGTCAATTTGTCGGGGGGATTCGCCATGGAAGAGCCATGGGATCAAGAATACCGGCGTTACATGACGGTGGACGTTCAGCGTGACTATTTCCGCGTCATCATCCGTCTGTGGGCGCAAAACGGAGAATCTCGACTGTTTTACGCAGGGGAGCTGCACACATGGGCGCAACTGCGTGAGCTACAGAAGAAATACGAGGTCACCGACAGGCGCGTGTTCGTCGATTGCGGCTTCGAGCGGTATCAAGGCGAGGTGTACAGGCAATGTGCGGCCCATGATTGGTTTGCGCTCAAGGGGGACAAGGCGCAATTCTTCACGTGGACGCTGATGGACAAGAGGACAGGCCGCAGTCGGTCAGTGAAACGTCCATATTCGCAGATCCAGCACGTCGATTCCGGTGTTGGTCTTGCAAGATCCAAGGCGCGCAACGCTCGGCAGGCTGACTTGTGCGACCGCATCGTCTGGAGTAGTGACTACATCAAGCTGGTGCTTCATCGCCTACGCTCCGGCCAAGGCGCATCATGGCAGATCGCGCACAACGCGCCTAAGTGGTACTTCAAAGAGATCCAGAACGAGGTGTTTGTCACCGAGAAGGACAAGCGGACCGGCAAGAACAAGACGTTCTTTAAAAAGCTGGGAGAGAACCACTCTTTTGACGCTGAAGCCATGCAGGTGCTGGCCGCTTGCATTGAAAAGATCATCGGACAGGCCGAAATCATCACAAACGAGGCAGATTCTGTCAACGCTTGACAGGCAGGATGACTTTATGGGCGGACCATCAATTTTACGATATGCGTCTTTGCAGTACTGCGAAACGCTCTACGACCAGTGTCTCACGGCGCTGGCTGATGGTCAGGGCACCATGGTCATCTCTACATCGGGCGGCGGTGAGTCTGAAACGCGATCCAGCGGCAATGACGGAGGCGTTCCAGTCATGACTTTGATGCGTGCAGTCATGCGGCGGATGCACCAGCTCGATCCGGTCAAATATCCAGCCATTTCGAACCGACTCAAAGCAGATTTTAGCGGCCTCACATTATGACCTATCTCGAATCCATGATCCGCGCGGTGAATCCGAAGCTTGCTTTGGAGCGCGCGCGTGCAAAAGCGGCTCTCGATGCGGGGGAAAGGGTGGGATTCTGGCGTGTGGGTGCGCAATCAAGCACTAACCGCAAGGCTAGCGGCCAGACGCTCGACCAGCCGGATTCTTCGCGGAATCACACGGATCGGGTCACTTTGATCCGCGAAGCTCGCTGGCTGGAAGAAAACAGCAGCGTCGTGAAGTCGATCCTGCGGAAGTACAGAACCTTTTCGGTGGGTCGGCTTCAGTACGTAGCGCGCACGAGTAACGAGGCGGTCAACAAGCAGATCGGCGCGTATGTTGAAAGGTGGATGGCCAACGCAGACGCCAGCCAGCGGCATCATTTTCGCACTCTGGCCGGTCTGGGCGTGACCAGTATGAAGCGCGACGGCGATATTGGATTCATCGTGCTGGAGGAACCAATGACGCCACTGGAGCAGATGATGATGGTGTCACCAATCCGCATCCAAGCCATCGAAGCGGATCGGATCGGCTCAATCGTGAACCGCGAAGGACTCGACACGCGACCATTCAAGCCGTTGAAGAAGAACGAGCAGGACTTTTCTGGCGTCGTCGTCAATGGTGCGGGAAAGCCGATACGCTACCGCATTTACAACCGCAGTCGGACAGGTGAAACGATGACTCCGGCGCTGGAAGTGCCGGCGCAGGATTTTCTTCACTTGTTCGATCCGACGCGGTTGGATTCATATCGCGGCTTCTCGGTGTTTGACGCGGCGGTGACCGACATCAAAGACCTGATGGAGATTCTGGCGTGCGAGAAGATGTCGGTGAAGATGCTCTCTAGCATCTCGGGCGTAGTGAACAACTCGGACGGGTCGGCAGATCAAGATGTCTCGCTGGACATTTCGCACGATTACAATCCGGATGCGGATCGACTGAAGAAGATCGAGCCGGGCACTATCGAGTACTTGGCTGAAGGTGAAAGCTTCAACCCGGTTGAAAGTAACCGCCCGTCGCCGACGTTTAACGGTTTTCTTGACTCGCTCATCCGCAACTGCGGGATGGCGACGAACTTGCCGTTTGGCTTCATCTACTCGTGGGCGGGACAAGGCACTGCCGTCCGGATGGAAGCGGCACAGGCGGCCCGTGAGTTTGAAATGACGCAGCTTACACTGGAAGAGAAACTACTCAATCCTCTGGTGCGGCGCGTGATTGCTCGCGGGATGCAGCTCGGGCACATCCCAACAGTACCAGATTTTGACTCCGGTGAATGGCGCTATCCTGCAAAGGTCACGGCGGACGTTGGCCGCGAGTCAAAAGCCCTTATCGACGAGACCATGGCTGGCATCATCTCCAAGACGCAGATTGCGGCGGATCGCGGCGAGGATCGGACTATTATTCGCGATCTCCTGCGCGCGGAAGCTATGGAGCTAGTCGAGGATGCGAAGATGGTACAGGAAGCATCTGGCGGTGTGCTGGATCTACCAACAGCCATCTACATGCTCGAACGCCGGGCACCTAATGCGCCAACCATCGCTGCACCAGCGGCTGCGCCGGCGGAGGAGCCAATGGATGACGACAGTCCTGACGAGGTGGAGGATACTGTTGAAGATGAGGTCGAGGACATCGCTGAGGGCGACACCGAAGAGGACTCATAAGATTGACATTGCGGCGGCGAGTATGCCAGTCACCGAAGAGCTTCAGACGTTCGCCGCATTCCAAGGGAAAGTTTCAGGAAACACCATCATGGGTGTTTCTTTAATTCAGGAAGGCCCGGCGCTTGGCCATGGCGTGTTTGTGGATCGCAAGTCGCTTGGACAGTTCAAAGCACTTGCGATGGCGAAGGGACGGGTGAAGGCAAAGCTGAACCACTTCTCTTCGGTGCAGGATACGGTTGGGTATTATGAGAATTTTCGGGTCAGCAAAGGAAAGTTGCTTGCTGATCTGACTCTTTTTGATGCACACGCCGGCAAAGATATGCTGCTCGAAATGATCAATGAGATTCCAGCCGCTTTTGGCGTTTCCTTGATGTTTGCAGCGGATTCTCCAGAACTGGACAAGGAAAGCGGCAATTACATGACCCGCCCGCGTGGTCTGTATTCGGCTGACTTTGTAGACACCCCCGCAGCCAATGCGGATGGAGTCTTTTCGGCTGATCAGATTGACACCGACGAGCCTGTTATGGGTGACCCATCAATTCCGCCAGAAACGCCAGAAGTTCCCGAAGCTCCTTTTTTCGTTTCCGAATTTTCGGCACTGTCTGAAAAGATCGAACAATTGACCGCGCAGATGGCGGCCTACGAAGCCAAGCTTGCCAGCGAGTGCGAGAAGATCGCCGCAGACATCAAAGCGTTTGCCGAAAAGCCAGCGGCTGACCTCGAACTGCAAGCTCGACTCGCTGCTGCTGCTCCTGCGCCGGCTGCCTTCTCTGCTCCAGTAAACGAGCAAGAAGTCGCCGCTCCTGTGATCGCTTTTGCTGACGCCAAGAAGGCCGCTCTCGAAGGCAAGGTCGGACTCGAACGCATTAAAGCGGCTCGCGCATTTTCTGAGAAGTTTCCTTCTGAGGCTTCCTATCTTTCTGCTCAATCTTAACAATTTTTTCTTACTACCATGCCTCAAGCTAACCTGCTCGACATCGCCAAGCTTAATGGCTCCGACACCATCGTCGGGCTCATTGAGGAGACCCTGACCTACGCTCCCGAGGTTCAGATCATGCCAGCCCGCACTATTCGCGGCACCAGCTACAAGATTGCTTCGCGCGTCTCGTATCCCGGTGTTGGCTTCCGTGCTGCTAACGAAGGCTCGACTCCAACCAAGTCCGAATTCGAGAACCAGTTGATCGAGTGCTACATCCTGAGCGGTGCAGTGCAGGCCGACTTGGCCGTGGCTCGCGCTTACGAAGATGGTGAGCAAGCTTGGAAAGACATCGAATCGGTCGGTGTCATGCGCCAAGCAATGATTGAGCTGGGTTCCCAAGTCATCTATGGAACCACCGCTGATGCAAAGGGCTTTCCCGGCCTGCAAGCTATCCACACCGCATTCAACGCTGGCCTCGTGGTTGATGCTGGCGGAACCACTGGTGGCACCGCTTCCTCGGTGTACGGCATCAATACCGACACCCAAGGCGTACAGCTCGTTTTCGGTGCTGGTACCACCTTTGAACTCGGCGAGTGGCGCATTGAAAACGTCGGCACCTCCTCGGTCTACCCAGCGCACGTTGCTAACTTGACCGCTTGGGTCGGTATGCAGGTCGGTAGCAAGTACAGCGTTGGTCGCCTTAAAGACGCGACCGCCGATTCTGGTGCCGGTGTCACCGACGCCAAACTGGCCGAACTGCTCAGCAAGTACCCAGTTGGCTACCGCCCTAACTACTGGCTGATGAACCGCCGTAGCGCCTATCAATTGCAGGTCAGCCGTTCTGCTTCCAGTGTGCAGAATGGTGTCAAAACCTCCAGCGGTGCTGAAATCTTCGCTCCTCTCCCAAGCGAATCCAACGGCATCCCAATCGTTATCACCGACTCCATCGCCAACGATGAAGCTCTCACCGCCTAAGTTCTAAGAATCTAAGACCATGCCAAACGAATTCTCTCGAAACATTCAGGACGCTGACCTGACCAAGGCGCGCCTCCTGACCGCCGCTGACGGTAACGTCACTTCTCCTGATTTGGATCTCGGTACGAACACGAAAGCGTTCTTGACCGAGAATCACGAACTTGAAGTGCGTATTCCGGCTTTGACCAGCGTTCAATTAGCTTCCGGCGACGCTATTGCTGTGTTGGTTCAAGGCGGCCCTGCCGTTTTGCCAACCACTAGCCTTGGTTTGTCGGCCACCTTGTCCGGCAGTGCCAGCGGCACGGTTGAAACCGCATTCCGTTTTCGGTTGCCAGCCAACTGCCCACGCTACGTGAACGTCAAGTTCACCAGCTCGGGCACCTCTGGCGACATGAGCGCGGTGAGCGCGGCAGTGAAGCTGCTCTTCTAGTTTTTGGTGCTGGGTGTTGTCTTCATCGTGGGCGGCTGACAGGGTTTCATCCTTGTCAGCCGCTTTTTATTGTATGACGTACGCATCACGCATCGCCGCCGCGCATGGCCGCATCCGAAACAAGTTCGGTGCGGTGACGGGCACAGAAAATCTTTACGTCTGGCACAAAGGCGCGCAGATCCCGTGCTACGAATCCACAGGCCGCAACCAGCGCAATCTGCTGGCGGCAATGGTGGTCAAAGACGAGACTCTGACAGTTCATGCAACAAAGGCGGCGTTTACGACTGCTCCTGAAACCGGAGACGAAGTAAAATTTGGCATTACTCTAGCGACAGCCAGAACTCTTCGCATCGACAGCATCCAGACAAATACGATCCGCCCATTCTATGCTCTCGATCTGATCGACCCAAACAAGGAGGCGACAGCGGCATGAGTGCAACAATCACATTTGACGACGCTGCATTGCGCCGTGCTCTTATCCAATATGGGCAAATGAAGAACAAAACTGATGCCGATGTGGTAAATAAAGCCATGCGGTATTGGTTGCCATTTGCTGCAAAGAGAATCAGGAAAAAGACGAAAGGACAAAAAAAGGTCACAAGGGACTTGATGGCTAGAGCAAAAAACCCAAAGAAATCAAACAACTTAGGGCAGTACAATAACACTGTGGCGGCAGCGATTATTTTTGATCGCTTAAAGAAATCAGGGCGTCCAGTCCCTGTTAATATCGTGGAAAAGATAGATAATTTTTTTCACGCTAGAAACAACTCAGTAAATTTTTTGCGAGCTGGATTTATTCCAGCTTATAAGCTTTTTAATGTTCCATTAAAAGGAACACCATCAAATCAAAGAGTCTTTAAAAACAGAAGCCAAGGCAAGCTGGCTACTGAATCACCTTTTTTTAAGGTAGAAGCGTTTGCTCGAAATGCACGAGAAGGAGCCGCAAAGATCGCTCCTGAAGCGTTTCGTGAGGCTCTTCCTGAAGTGACAGCGATTTTTATCAAGTTCATGAACCAAGACATGCAAAGAATCGCAAACAGCACAGGTTTCGCGTAATGAACACTTATCCAATCAATCCAAGCGACAGATTGCAACGCCGCATCTGTTCAGTTCTGACCAATGACCTCATTTCGCTCCCGTTATTTCTAGGTTTTTCTGCACGTAATGGACGAGAGTTCACGCAGGAGAAATATCCGTTTTTCTCAGTTCAGGCCACAGACAATCAGGAAGTTTTTCCGGGAACTAATGCTTGGCGAGTCGGAATCACTGTTGCCATGGTCGAGGATAGAGAAGAGGCAAACCAGACATTTGGCAGTGACACCCGGCCAAGGCATGAATTGCGCGCAGAAAACGTCACCGCTCGTCTGTTTGGCGTATGGAATGGTTTGTCGCTGCCTGATGCGATTAACGCCATCGACAACGCTGAGGACATTTACGTGGTAAAGATGTATGCAAAATCTCAGGCAAACGGCACTATGAGCGAAGACGAGATTTCAACCGAGTACAGTTTCACCGTAGTTTGCGCGACTACAGAACAGTAAGATTGACACACCCGTCAATAATATGGCCGCCGTCGATGCAATCATCCGCTATGGGAATATTCCTTCAACTACCTTGTTGAATGAATCAAATCCAACCACGCCAGATATTCTGGTGCAGTCACTGACCACCACTGCTACGCGGGATGAAAAAGCCTATATGGATGCGCGGGGTGTCACGTTTGCGCTAGAATACCGCAACCCGACGATTTCGTTTGCCTTTGATGGATATATCAGCAACCGCACTGGCGCGCTCTCTAATGGCCATCCGGGCGAGCAAGTAATGGCATTAGCAAACTTTACCGCCGACACTTTTGGTTTTGTGCCTACTGATGGCGTAATGGTTTATCTTGATCCAAGCCGGTCTGAGACGAACGAAGAAATTGCAAAGACGACCTTTACAGTTAAGCAATATCCGTTTGTGTAGTGGATGCACACATGGATTCCATGCAATGACCTTGATCTAGCGGCGGCGTTTGGCACAATCGGCGTGCCAATGAAGCCCGACGTGCAGGTAAGAGCGGACACGGGCAAGGAATATGTGACAGTGTTTCTTGCCACTGAAAGCGCAACCAATCCCGAGTTTCGCACTGGGCAATTGATGAAGCTCTTGAAAAGCGGAGAACTTGAAAAAGTCGATCCAGAGCATCCATTGCTTTATGCAATAACGGCAATCAAGAACAGGCACGCCGTCACCCGCGCGGTACAGGCAGCGGAAAGGATGATCTTGATCAGCATCAAAGGGAGCAAGCGGACTGCCTACGTGCGAGAAAATATTACAGGTGAGGGGCTTGCAATGGCTGAACGATTCCTGCATAGTGGCAGACCATGAATTCACTCGCCGAAAGAGACATTTCAATTCTTGACCTTCCAACAGAACAAGCTGCTGAAAAGAAGAGGGAAGCCGCCTTTAACAGCGGTTATTCATGGGGCGGCAAACAGTTTGAAGGACTGACTTCGGCTAGAAAGGATCTCTGGTCATCACTCTGCCACAAAGCCGGATTTCCTTTACTCCAGCAGTGTTTTGACGACGTGGTTTTGTTTACGCCTTTAGCAAAAGCGTTGATCTTTGTTTGCTCGACACCAAAGGCAGAACTAAAGGAGTTGAGAGCGCAAGGAATGGCGGCTGCCTTGGATGCGTTTGAAGATTGGTGCGACGAAAAAGCTCCAATCAGCATGGAGGCTGAAGCCGTCTCTCTTGGTATTAGAATCCTAAACGATTCATCTGCCAATCAGTCTGAAGTCTTGCCGGCGGAAGGGGTTCAAGTAAAAAAGCCTTAGCGTATCCGGTCTGGTCTGCCTATTACGTCGCCTTAGTGCATCAAATGACCGGGCTGGATGAGGATTCCATTCTGTGGGATCTTCCTTTGTCACGAGGATTGGCGTACATGCACGTCTCTTACTTAATGCAAGGCAATGAGACCCAATGGCCAAGCGACGGACGAGAAAGCGTTGTGATGGCTGACGTTCGTAGAATGTTAAAAAACAAGCCTTGGCGTAAGCTTGACATCTGACAATCAGCAATGGTCTCTCTTGATGCACTACTAAGGCTAAACTCTACCGGCTTTCAAGCCGGTTTAAATCAAGCCATTCTCGCATCCAACGCGGCTGTGTCGCAGATGTCGAATCAGTTCAACACGCTGCGCAATGTGGCGGCGTTTGGAGCTGTTGGTGCAGCCATTGGGTCTTTAAGTGGAAAAATTATAGAAAGCACTGTAAGTTTTGAGAAATACAAAAGGCAGTTGGCTTTGGTGACGGGTGGGATTGAATCAGCCAACAAGAAATTTAAGGAGCTGCAAAAGGTCGCTTTGCAGCCGGGAATGGATCTGGCATCCACAGTTGATGCGCAGATTCGCCTTCAGACAATGGGCTATACTGCGGAAGAAGCCACCGGGCACATTCAAACGCTTGGGAAAAATGTCGCAGCGTTTGGCGGCGGCGGCGAAGAAATGAAAGGCGTCATTATGGCGTTTTCTCAGATTAGCTCAAAAGGCAAAGTGTTTGCGGAGGAAATCAATCAGATTGCGGAACGGCTTCCAACCGTTCGTAATTTGATGAAACAGGCCTTTGGTACTTCCAACACGGAAGAGCTGCAAAAAATGGGCATTTCTGCGAAAGAATTCACAGATAAAATGCTTAACGGGATGGCCAATGCTCAACCAGTGGCTGCCGGACTGGATGAAGAGCTGAAGAAGATAAAGATGACGATGGCGTCCATTACAGCAGACGAAAGCGGATTTCTTTCGTCTTTTTTGGGTGGCGTAAACGAAGGTATTACCAAAGCCAATGACTTTCGCAAAGCTTTAATTTCTGTTTATGAGACGTTTTTGATCAATGAGGATCAATTAAACTCCTATCGGGATGCTCTGGCATTTTCCGTAAAAATGCAGGAGAAATTAACGGCAGCGCAATCACAAACAAAAACGGAAGCCGAAAAAAAAGAAGCCGACGAGAAGAAGTCTATTGCTGATAAGATAAAGCGTGAAGCTGAATACGTTAAGACTTTAAATCAAAGAATGAAGGTAATGTCTCTCAGTACTCAAAATATTGAGGACGATCAAACCAAGCTCGACATGGTAAACAAGGAAATCGCATCCATTTACCATATGAGCGATCTTATTTTAAAGCTAAACAAAGCAAGAGAGAATGGGACAGCTTTGACCGAAGCCGACGCTACGGCGGTTGAAAGAGGTTTAGGGCTTCTAAAACAGAAAGACGGACTAGAGAAATCCATTCTTGAAAAGAAAAAAGCGCAGTTTGAGAAAGACGTAAATAAGCAGATGCTGGGGCCAAGAGAACGTAGAGCGCAGATGCGTGAAGAGAACGACCGCAAAAGGGCAGAAAAGCTTGTGGCCAGAAGAGGTTTTGAAAAAGAGGTTAATGATGAATGGAAGAGAATGCAAAAGGAAGGAAACATTGATCCATTTATGAACAAGGAAAGATTACGACGAGACATGGCGAAAGAGAAAGTCGGCAATGAAGATCAGAAAAAAGCTAATGAAACGCTTCAGAGTATTTTTAATGTCTTAACCCGTCTCGCGACTGCTTAATTATGCCGATTCCATCCACTGAAACATTTTGGCCATCCGGCACCACGCCAATTCTCGCGGAAAACGGCCTTCGTTTTTCCGTGTCCGAGATTGGATTCGACACGATGACGATGAAATACTACGCGCGGACGGATACCCCTGTTGCGTATGCGGAGACCAACTTCAATGGCGGCATATCGGTTGGGCTTTTACTTGGCGTTACGTATGCCAATATGTTTTTCAACGGCGTCAGTATCAATCAGGACGGATCGAACATTTATTCGTTCGAGGTGCAGGCGGCTGGGCTTTTGAATGCTACACTTGACCAACCGATTAAACGCACCGTATCCAGCAAGATCCAGTCATACAAGACCGGACTTGGCACAGTGCCGGGGACTAGCAACACGGGCGAGATCCAAGGCCAGTACATTAACCTGTCCTGCACGTTTAATTACGTCACTTTCAATATGCCTACAACGGACACAACTCCTGTTGCGCCCGGAGGTCCCACCAGTTTGCCTGCTGCACCAGCTAATCCTTTCACCTCGATCACAACTCCGATCTACAACTACCCATACGGATGGATGAGAGATGGGCTTGATGTTGACATGATCAATGGGACGAATCGAGCCACCAGCGTGTTCCTTGTGAAAGAAAGCTGGGTTTACATCTATCCCGTGATGCCCGGTTGATATGCTGCCAGATCTTCCAGTCATCGACCCGAAAGTAAACGGTGCGCGGTCCGGGTGGCTGCTCAACCGGCTGGTGGATCGCATCCGTTTGCAGCGGCTCATCTCTTCGGAAACCGTCACAATCACGGAGACGAAGGACGGACAGATTATCGACCGCGTGGGGTCGGGTGGAGTGGTGGCTCCTTTCGCTCTAGGCTTCGCTGTGTCGCTAGACGGGACATCGGTGGTGGTAGCGGCAGGCAAAATCGTGTACCCACTCTGGGGTGCGATCCTTGGCGACAATCCAACACCGGGCGACTGGCAACGAGAGGTCAACTATATCGGCGGGTCACTGAGCGGCACGGTCTCGCAGGTCTGGCTTCAGGTTTTGTGGTCGGAAAGCGACACCACTACAACCGGGCCGCTCGGGACGACCACTTACGACATTTCAGGCGCGAAGGGTGGACGCGGCGGCGGCGGCGGGGGCGGTGGTGCGGCTGCCGGCGTACAGCCTGACATTCAAGCGACCGCAGGAGATGCTGGCGCTAACGGTGATGATACTGGACTAGGAGGTGCCGGCGGCATCGTTATGGATTACGATACGATTCCGCCGTCACAAGTGACCGGGCTCGGCAACAGCTACGGAGCGAGCGGAGGCGCCGGCGGCTACGGCGGAGCAGGTGGAGACGGTGGCAGTGCAACATTTACACGCAGAACAAAAGGTACCGCACAAATCCGCAAGTGGAGCATCAACGGGATCTCGTTACACGCATCAAAGGGCACATCAAGCGAGGCATCATCGTGGATTCAGTTGGCATCCATTAGCGGCACAACCATCACGCAGCACGTCGTCGGTATGATCTCAATCACGCCTCCGGCCATCACCTTCATCATCGCCTAATGCTGCCGGACATTCCCAACTTTAACCTTGGCGACGTGCATATCCTGACCGGCAAGATGCTGGAACGGATTGTAAATAGGATTAGACTCCAGACGCCAATCGCTGGCGACAACCTGCGGATGGAGGAAACAAATGCGGGGATTCTACTTCACGCAGACCAAGCGATTCAGACCTCGCCGACGATCAGCATCAATCATGACTTCAAGGCGTCACTCCCGGCCACCAACTCTCTCGACATCACGGCAGGGCGAGTGATTGGCACCACATGGGGCACACCAACCATGAGCGATCCGCTGCCGACAGACTGGCTGGCGGAGCAGTTTACTGTCGGACCGTCCACGCTCACGGTGACGGACGGTCAAAGCGTGTGGCTGCGGATTCAATGCTCGCAGACCGACGTGGATATGAACGGCACACTCTCAGCGACTGGGGCGAGCACGATTACAGTCACAACCGGCGGGGGCGGTGCAGGTGGTGGCGGCGGCGGCGGCGGTGCAGGTGGAGACGGGACAACTGGCTACGCTGGAGACGTTGGCGCTTCGGCGTCTGGGCAAACTCCGGGTGGCGTTGGGACGACTAACGCACTCGGTGGAACTGCTGGTGGGGAGAACTCCGGCACTCCGGCAGAAGGTGGCAATGGGGGCAACGGTGCGGCTGGTGGTAACGGTGAGACAAAATCCTTTACGCAGTACACAAAGCTTTTGATGGTTTTCCGCAGGTGGCAAATCACGTCTGCAAGTCTTGAAGTACACACCACCAAGCCAACCGCATCACCGGCGACCAATATTTACGTTCGGATCGCGTCACAAACAGGTGGTGTGGTGACTCAATACCATGCTGGCTCGTACCACGTAACGCTGCCAGCAACAACCTATATAAGCTCCGTTGTTCCCTGATTTTCCAAACTTCTTCGGCAATCTGCACTACTTTCTCAAGGGGAAGACGTTAAACTTGTTTCGCAAGGCGCTTTATGAGCAAGTGCCGATTCAAGGTGCCGGCATCACTCTGCAAGAGACAAATGACGGCATCATCATCACGTCACGAGCAGGCAAAGCGACGACGACGGCCAGCGTGATTGATTTTACTGGCACACTCTCTGGCGGGGACGTGACGATTCGCGGCGGCAAAGTGCTGGGCACATCGTGGAGAACATACACGCCAAACGATCCAAGTAGTGGCGGCTGGACTGAATCGGTGGCAACCGTAGCCGGCGCAACCTTGGCAGTGGCGGACGGCTTCTCAATCTGGCTTGAGATCACAATCACGCCGACAACAAACCCGGTGGTGGGTGCGCTTTCTACTGCGGATCAGCAGACACTCACGGTAGTCGGCGGCACGGGTGGGGGCGGCGGTGGGGGCGGCGGTGGTGGCGCAGGTGGTTTGACCACGGGCGGAGATGGAATAAATGGAACAACCGGATCAAATGGTGCGGCGGGGTCACCGGGTGCGGGCGGTGCCGGCGGAGGTCCGGGGACTAATGCGCCAAGCACGGGAGACGAAGAAGGCGGCAACGGCGGAAGCGGCGGGTACGGTGAGGCTGGAGAGTACGGCTTGTCGGTCTCGTTTCAGAACTACACGAAAGCGGCGGCACAGATCCGCCGGTGGAGTGTATCGGGTGCGTCGTTCGTGGTATCGGCCAGCAAGCCGGCATCTAGTGCGACAACTGCAAACCTCCGCCTTCTCAGCCGATCCGGATCGACCATCACGCACCATCAAGTCGGATCGGTGTTTTTAAGCCTTCCAAGCGTGACCTTCATCTAAGATTGACATCCCGCCGCATTTTATGCCGAACACGTTCGCTCTCACTCTCAAGGCGCAAAACTCCTACCCAGCATCGTCAGTGGTGCAGGCAGCGACGCAGCAGATTCCTGACTTGTCCTTCTCTGAGAATGATCTGATCTCAGGCGTGTTCGAGGTGTTTGGTAATAGCACGGCTTCCGCCAACACGCTGGCCACCAGCGGGACGACGGTCAATTCAGTGCTCGCCGGTGGGAGCGCAGTTCCTCTGACTAACCCAATCACGAATGCGACATTGGCGTTCAACTACTGGCGCGGACTTTACATCACCGTCACTCAGCGTGACCCATTAGTGGCTCCCGCTTCTGTTCGTCCGTCTGCTCTCTCGACTACATCGCTCGCCATCGAAGTCGCATCTAAAGCCTTCACGGTTGCGGCGTCACTTGGCTACGTGGCCGGGATGCGAGTACGCGCGACATCCGCAGCCAACGCAGCGAACTTCATGGAAGGCACTGTGACCACTTACTCATCGACCACGCTGACGGTTGCGGTCGATACGATTGGCGGTACTGGCACGCTGGCAGATTGGACGATTACTGGCCTGATCTGCGCGCAGATCAAAAGCGACGGATTCGGTGGGGTGGTGACGAACACGACTGTTCCTCTTCCAATCTACGAAGGCGGCTCGTTCATCTACAGCACACCGACAGGACGCAAGTCGGCAACCAGCCAAACGCTGACTATCCTTCTCAACGGAACAACCGGTCTGAACGTCAACGTGTTGGTCATCGGCTCATAATCTTATGCCTTCTACATTCAAACTTTCCACCGTCCTCCAGAACTCGTTTGCCGGCAGCGCGACTCGTGCGCCAATTGCGCATTCGATTCCGCCGATCAATGCTTCGCTGACCAATGCGTGGAGCATTGCGGCGGAGTTCACCGGCACAGCGAACAAGACGATCATTTTGTCTTCTGGCTCAATCCTTGTGGATAGTGTGGCGCAGGTTGATCCAATCACCCGTGCAACGATTGCGGTCTCGCAGATTAAAGGGTTTATCGTTTACGTTGCACGCGCGGTCGATATTACAGCGCCAACTGGCACACCCACGGTGACCTGTACTGGTTTCGGCAAGCTGACCAACACGGCAGTTGCGGTGCCAGAAGGTGGTGTGTTCTCTCTCCACCTTCCGACGACCTCCGCAGCCGGCGCGACCGACTCGCTGGTCATTGGTCTCTCTGGAACGACTGGCTACAAGGTCAGCGTTGTCGCTTACGGCACGGTCATTCCTCCAGTCTAACACCTTGGCCGGGGCGGCCCACGCAATCCTTCGCTATTGCGGAGCAGGTTCAAGTCCTGCTGGCCAAGAACAAGGAGGTGGACGCCCAGAACACCTCATGAATCCCACACAACTCGAAGAGCTGGAAGAAAGGCTGCGACAGTTAAATGTCGTAGTAAAGGTTGGGCAAGGGCTGCTTGTCGGCGCATTTTGTTTAGGTGGTTGGGTCACTACGATTCAGATTAGCATTAACTTGCAAGAGCGGCATTTAAATGAGGTAAAGGCATCGCGTGCGATTGATCAGGCGGCTATTCGCTCGCTGGAGCTGAAGGACTCGGCTGATACGCAACTGCTGCGGTCGATAGTGGAAAAGCTCGACAAAATTGACAGGAAGCTCAATCCGTAATGCCTTCACCCGGACAACCTCCAGTGCACAAGAATGTGGCCAAACCATTCTGGACGAAGGCACCTGTCGCGGTTAAACGCAAGAAGCCAAACTTAATCAACCGCTCTGCCATGAACTACGCATCCAAGAAACTCCTTCCGTTTCTGTTGAACTGGAAGACGACGTTGGCCGGGCTGGCGCTTATTCTACATGGGTGCAGTGCCATCGTGCAGGCGCTCCTCGATGTCACTGAGGGCACGTCCCTCACGCTCGACAGTTTGCAGCTTGGCTTTGGCGAGATTATCGCAGGTGCTGGCCTGATCGCTGCACGCGATGCCAATAAATCCAGCCAAGACTCCAACGTGCGATGAAACCTTTTCTCCTGCTTATCGCCTTGCTCGGCACCTCCTGCGTCAGCATCCAGAAGATGCCGGACGACTCGCTATTCCCAGACAAGTCTGAAGACTGGCGGGACGGCTTCAAGTCTGGCATGATGGAGGGCTTGCTTTTGTCTGTTACTATTCCTTGGTGACACTATGAAATTCTTCGCATGGTTCAAAACTCTTTGGCATCGCGATGCGGTCGCTAAGGCTACTCAGACGGCGCAGCTTCTTGTGCAAGGGCTGACGACGGATCAATTTCAGATCATCGTGGACAAGGTGGAACATGCCAGTCATCTACCGATCAGCGGCTACGATAAAGCCATGCGCGTGCGGGATGTGGTGACCTCGCCGCATTTTGTGAACACGTACAAGCTCCCGCCATGGGTGCAGCAAGGTATCGACTTTGCCAGCGTGGTTGTGCAGCTCGCGTGGGTAGTGGCCAAACTTACCAAGCGCATCTGATGAGCACACTTAAAGGCGTTGGCCAACTACTCACGGCTTTGGCGCTGGTCGCGTTATGGCTAGTGTCGCTTTACTGGATGATGAAATCATTCGCACCATGACCCGTCGCGACATCCAACTGATGCAGGAAAAGATTGGCGTCACACCAGATGGCTTCTGGGGGCCGGTGTCGATCAAGGCGTGCCAAGAGCACCTGCGGAAGATGGCAGCGCAACCGAACCAGTGGCCAGCGCAAGATGAGGTTTCGCTGCAAAAGTTCTATGGATCGCCGGGAGATCCGAGTCAGCTCGTTCAACTGCCGGTTGCGGATCTCTGTTTGAAGTACGACGGCAAGAAGGTCAAGTCGATCACCTGCCACAAAAAGGTAGCTCGGTCACTTGGCCACATCCTCGAAGCGTTGTGCGAATGTTTTCCGCATATTGCGGCAGAATACGCCGGGTGTTACAATGACAGACTAATGCGGCACGGCACTCGTCCGTCGCTTCATGCGCGCGGCGCTGCGATTGACTTCTGGCCGCAGGTAAACGGCAATCGCACGCAATGGCCCGTTGTAGCGCAGATGCCTCTCGAAGTGATGGAGTTCTTCGCCGTTGGCGGCTGGCTCTCTGCGGGGGCTTTCTGGCTTCGCGATAGCATGCATTTTCAAGCGACAAAATGACTCGAACCATTTCAATCACTCCGACGACCGACGATCTTGGACTTGCTCCGGTCTTCGCGACTACGCCGTTGATCATCACGGCTGCGATTCCTGCCTCTGGGCCAGCGATGGCATCGTATCGCATGGAGCTGTGGAAGCGACCGTATGAGAGCGCTGTAGCCGGAGCGGCTCCTCTTGCTTCAACGTCTGGCGTAGTTGTCGGGTCGAACGTGACGTTTACGTTCAGCGCGGCGCAGATGGATCAAACTCTCAGCGATCAAATTAACTGCAACAATTTCTGGATCGTGATCGGCGGGCTTGATGTGAACGGCTTTCCGTATTCTTTGCGCGCCGGCAATCTGGAGCTAAAGCCATCTGCACTTTCACTGCAACCAGACACGTCGATCACGTTCTCAGTCGTCGATGAGGTGGCCTCCTACACGTTCAGCGGTCGCACCTATAGCTTCGACGTGATTGCTGGCGCGGCCACTACATCCAGCGCATTCCGCGTGATTGATGACGTGGCCAGTTTTGTTTATAACGGCATTCTCTACAGCTTTGATTCGGCACTTGATCCGACATTCGGTCCGATTGACACGAGTGTCGTCGTTATTGACGACGTGCTGACTGTCACTGCCAACGGTCTCAGCTACTCTGTCCCAGCCGTCCTTTCCGCTTAAATGAGCACTGTCACCACACCAACAAACGTCGCAATCGTTCAGCGCAATGCCTCCGGAGACAACGGTTGGATCAATGTGCTCGGCAGTGCAAACCCCAACAAGGCGTTGGGCTTCTCTTCGGTTGGCGTGGTGGCGCCTTTAAGTGTTCCATTGTTGGCGTCGGAAAACACTTTTTCCGTGTTGCAGCGGATTCAAACGACTGGATCGGAGCTGTTACGGCTCACTCGTGGAGGTGGATCAATTGATGGCGAAGGACAAGAAATCCGTTTCTTGGCTGGCGTATCAGGAGCGGCAGGTAGCGGATGTTTGTTCGCCCATTATTCGCTCGCATCATCCGTTTCTGTCGCTAGAAATTACCTTCGTCTTTATGATGACGGGTTAAGTGTAGACAATTCAGCAGCGTCTAAAATTCTCGACGTAAACACAACTACTGGCACACTTGGCGTAACGACTGAGCTACACAGCGAACGTGATTATGGGAAGCTCCACATCGGAGGAACATTCCAAACGTCTGCCACCAACAATGTGCGCGCGGTGCGAGTTGATGCCACCGCCACACTAGGCGCTGGGTATGCTTACGCTTGCTTTGATGCGGCAGGAATAACGGCTGGCAGTGCAAACATTGATCACATCGTCGGATTCCAGTCACGTCCAAAACATGAATGCACTGGCACTCTTAACACTTTGTACGGGGCTTACTGTCGGCTTGAGACATATGGTGGTTTGATTACCAATGCTTATGGTTCTTTTATTTCCGACACGATTGGAGGAGGATCTATTTCTAATCAAACCGGAATTTATATTGCTTCATTAACAAAAGCATCAAGCAACTTTGCCATTGTCACCGCCGGCACAACCCCGTCGTCATTCGGTGGCAACATCACCGCTCGTGCTTTTATTGGCACGGACGCAGCCATTGCGGCATCTGCTATCGACTGGGCGACTGGCGCGACGTTCTCGAAGACGCTATCGGCGAGCACCACATTTACATTTGCCAACTCGCTGCCGGGCCAAGAGATCCGGGTTGCGATCACCAACACGGTTGCGAACTACACAGTCACATGGCCATCGTCGCCGACATTAAAATGGTCTGGTGGAGTTGCTCCAGTGCAGACGGTTGGCGCTAAGACTGACGTGTATACCTTCGTTAATATTGGCGGCGTGATTTACGGATCAGTCGTTCAGAATTTCTAATTTCATTAAGCCATGGCCGTTCTACTCAATACCACCATCTCAGCCAACGCAACGTCAGCCGTCACGGTGGTGCCCAACACCATCGTCGGCATTGAGTGCAGCCAGCCGGTTTACGTGCTTGCCGCCAATGGCGCAATTGTCGCGGAGACGTTGCAAAAGGACGCGATCAACATCATCCCAACGGCGGCGAGCATTACGATCAAGGCGAAGGATGTTGCATCGCTGGTCACGGTCAATGGGCAATAAACAATGCCTGTGGAGCTTCCAAAAGTCTTCCTGCCAGATGATCCACTGTTGATCCTCCTCCTTGCTACAGTGCTCAAGAAATGACATCGAACTTTGCATCATACATCGCCCCGGTTATCCCGGTGCAGATCCCGGTGGCTTACTCGCCCACGGATGAATTGTTGATGCTGATTGGTGCGGCGACGAGTGGGGGTGCTCCTCCCGTAGCCACTTACCACGTTGTCATCGGACTTGATGCTAACGATCACGTGCTAGTGGACGGCACTGGCGACAAGGTAGTTTACGTTTAAATTTTATGGCCAATCTCAATCTTTCCCAATTCGGCGAGAAGCTGTTTGTCGCTGATGCCGATCACACGTTTATATGGGACTCGGCGGTGTCGATAAGTAAGCGCGTGTCGCGGAACTCGTGGCTCAACTCCGGGACGCTCACATCCGACGCACCCGTCACGATCAGCCAGACGTGGAATCAGATTGGTACGGCTTTTACCGCTTTAAAGGTCAATGCGGTTAGCACAGCAAGCGCGTCTGGATCTTTGCTTTTGGATTTGCAGGTGGGGGGAGTGAGTCAGTTTAGTGTCCAAAAAAATGGATCTATTAATGCGAATAGCACTTTAAACCTTAACGGGACACTCGTGCAATCCTCGGGAAATGTTATTCCTGCTAATGCCCTAATTTTAAATTATTTTAATCAGGATGTTGTCCTTCTTCGCGATGCATCCAACACCCTAGCCTTGCGGAATGGCGCGGCGGCGCAGACGTTTCGAGTGTACGGCGCGTATCCTGACACTGGAATCAACTACGCACGGTTGGCGTTGAGCTGCGACACGTCCGGCAACGCGACGATCTCGACTCAGGCTTTGGGAACGTACACCGCTGGAGTTCTAGCGTTTAGTCCCGGCAATAGCGAAAGAATGCGCATCACCGCGGCAGGAAACGTCGGCATCGGGACGACGGCTCCTACTCAGCTTTTACACGTTGCAGGGAATCTTCCTTCTGGAACGACAAGGGCTCGAATTGAAAACTCTGGTAACTCTTTAATACAAGTACAATCAGGCGCTTCTAAAATCGCTAGTACAGCTTTTTCTAACGGAGTTGTATGGGAAGCAGGTTCTGATACAGATCAAAAGTTTAAAATTGCCGGGCCTAACGGGGATGTGGCGTTACTTTCGACAAACACACGTTTGACTATTGATTCCTCAGGAAACGTCGGCATCGGGACGACCTCGCCCACGTCGAAGTTGCAAGTGTCTGCTGGCGATGTCGAGGTGGATACCATCGCAAAAGGCGTTATTCTGAAATCGCCAGACGGCACTCGCTACCGTGTCACCGTTGCTAATGGTGGCACTCTTTCGGTCGCCGCAGTCTAACCAAACAAACTCATGGCCATCCAACCTGAAACCCCAATCGTCGTTCCCGCTGTCCCGGAAAAAACCTACACCGAGCAATGGGTCTATAACCTCGTCGTCCACGCGCCCACGCTGACGACCGGCAACGTGCGAATCGAACTGCTCCCCTACGATCCGACAACGCAAGAGATCGGACCGGGCACGCTTAATCAGCCGGTCTACACCGACAAACTTTGGGAAGCTGTTGCGGCAGTGCCAGAGGTAGCCGTAGCATTCCAAGCCGTCATTGATTGCGTGGCTCCGCTACGGACGTGGATCGAAGCGCAAAATGCGCCTGTCCCGGAGCCCGAGCCCGTGACACCCGCCGAATGATCATTTTCGTAACGCCACGAAAATGATCAGTTTAGCAGGCACTTGACTCTCCCTCCCGCCCTCCTACAATGCGAGCGCAATGAAACCAACCATCTCACTCGTTCTCACAGAATCCGAAGCCGTTGACCTGTCCGGGCTTATCGACATTGCCGTCAAGGCTGGCGGCATCAAAGTCGCTGGCGTCGCCTCCGGCATCCACCAGAAACTCTTTGATGCGTGCGCGCCATTCCGCAAGGATGATGCCGCACCATTAGTTGATGCTGAGGTGGTCGGCTAGACTTGATCTTCCATTCGGAGGTCGGGGGGACCAGAACCGGGTGAAGTGACCCGCATTCCTGTAAAAAAGGGGATGCGGGTTTTTTTGTGGGATGTGATCTTTTTTGTTGACGGCGTATTCAAACCGTTTACAACTGATCACATGCAAGCGAACGACTCAACTATTACCATTCGCTGCACCAAGGAGCTGCGCGAGCGGCTAATGGCAGCAGCAAAGGAGGTCAACATGCCAGTGAGCGTTTTCCTGCGCATCGTCCTAACCCGCATCGTGAAACAACCATGAAACCACAACCCAAATACGATTGGAAACACGTCTATGACGCCGCCGCACGCCGGCAGCAGTTGCAGGAAGAGGAATACCAAAAAGGCGACGGACTCGGCGGCTGCCTTTGTATTCTCGTCGTCTCAGTCCTCGCCGTCATTGTTTACACAGCACTCTTTTTCGCATGGATTTAAAAACCATTCGCCGTAACTACCGCTACAAAGTGGTGGTGCTCACACCTGCCGGCAAGATCTTGACCAAGGAATACCAAGCCACATCCGACGGCGATGCTCGTAAAAAGGCGCTTATGCCAATGGATCACGATTCTATTCTACTCATCCGCAAACTAGAAGATTAATATGAAACATTATGCAGTCACGATGGCCACCACCACCGGCCAGAACATCCGAGTTGTTTACAACACGTTCAGCGCAAAGTCAGCCGGCGCTGCCGCTAAACGAAAGACAGACTTTTTGGAACTAATCAAAGTCGAAGAATGCGAAGCACCAGTCAGCCGGGCTAAGGCAAACCGCCGTTACTGGGTGATTACTTGCCTCGACATGCAGGGCCGACGCATGGAACTGTTTTCGACTGGTCAGACCCAGAACACCATCCGAAGCAAAATGGCTATGCACCCGCACTGCGACACGATCCTCAAGATCGAGGAGACATGCGAGTCTGATTACACAGCACGCAAAGCAAAGAAAATATGAACAATCCTGTAAGCGGTGAGAGCAGTGCCAGAGGCCAAGGACCTCATATTGCGGTTGATCCGGCAGCCGTGGCAATCCGCCGCCCGGAACTTTTGGATTATGGCATGGCCATGCCGGGCGAGGCAAGGCATGGCGAGGATTGAGCAAGGCATGGAACATGGGCGGGCACATCCGCAAACAACAGTCATTATGAAACTACGAGGCTACCAACAGAAAATCGCTGCCGACACACTGGCCGCTTTGGAAACGCACTTGCGCGTTGTGGTGGCCTGTCCAACTGGTTCCGGCAAGACCGTCATCGCAATGCAAGGGCTGCTGCCGCACCTGCCGAGCCGAATCGCATGGGTTACCCATCGCAAGGAGCTTGCCAAGCAAGCGAAGGCATACGGTCAGGATCTCGACGTATTCATGGCGCAGGGCGACATCGCCGGTGACTACCAGACAATCATTATCGACGAAGGCCATCACGTCTGCGCAGCGCAGTATCGCAAGATCATAGCAGGATATCCAGATGCGAAGGTTATCGCACTGACCGCAACGCCTTATCGGCTCGATGGCGTTGGGCTGGGCTCATGTGGATTCTCTCGCATTATCCACGGGCCAGACACCTACGACCTTACCGAAGACGGCACACTTTGCAGGGTGAGAGTGTTCATCCCGCAGTCTGAAGCGACCGTTGCATGGTCGCCGGTGGCAGCCGCAGCGCGCATCGCGTGCACAGCGTTTACGAAAGGCATTGTCTTTTGCCATTCAGTTAAAGGATCTCAGGATCTAGCGAAGCTGTTAAAAAGCTCTGGCATACCAGCGGCCAGTATCGACGGGGCAACAGATCCAAAACTCCGAGCAAAGTTGTTTAGAGGCTTTGCTAAAGGGAAAATCAAGATCATGTGCAATCACACGATCTTCACAGAAGGCGTGGACGTGCCGCGAGTCGATCTTGTTGTGCTGAATCGCTACACTTTAAGCCGTTGCCTGTGGAAGCAGATGATTGGCCGAGGGACACGGAACGCGAAAGGCAAGACGGAATGCACTGTGCTGGATCTAGCAGGGAACGGCGTCACGCACGGATCAATCTATGACAGAGAAATTTACGATCTTACCGGCAAGGTTGAATCAACCGAGAGCCGCACACTTTCTGCTGCGTTAGCAGAGACCGAAGAGAAGCAATATGAATACAACCACGGAGAAGAACTAAAAGAATGGAAACCAAAACCAAAACCGATAAGGCTGATAGAGAGCTTACAGCGTCTGAGTGCAAGATCGCCATTGCACAGATTGAGGACCGCCTAAAGCGGATAGCAAAAGCTCAAAAGGAATTTATCAAAACATTCTATCCTCGTTTAGCAGAATATTCTGAGGATGAGCACGATCAAGTAATGGATGAGGTGCAGAAAATGAAAATGACTTTAAGGGAAAAATACAACATTCCCAATGGAGTGCACATATTTGACGATACAAACGAAGAAGCTCTGAGAGAGCACAACCTGCAAGCATACGGGCCGTATATAAAGGCTTTTGTAAAAGGACAGCTAACAGAATTTCAATATCACATGATGGTCTTTCACTTTGAAGAGGCTTATGAATTTGATTATGGATGGGTTTTAATTGAACGCCCTTTGTGTTATTATGACGCTCCAAATGAAGACGATGTTGATATAGACGAAATCCATAAAGAAATGTTTGAAATTGGAACAAGATCTAAGATTAAAAACACAAAACTGGAAGGTCTTTGGCCATATTGTGGATTGCCAATAAATTAACCAACACAACCCAATGGAAACAACACACTCAAACGCATTGATGAACCACGCCGGCGCTTTGTATTCGGCTTACCTAAACGCAGCCAAAGATCATCACCCAGAGATGAGCATTACAAGCTGGCCGGATTTTGTCTGCGACCCACTGAACAAGGTCTCAGTCGGTTGCTGGATCGCAGTGGCGAAGGTCGCCGTCAAGATGGAGAACGATGCAAGGGATAGTGCTTTATGATTACCAAACAAGCACTGATCGACATCATGCTGCAGCAGCGCGAGACCATCAACTGGATGCAGGCGTACGAGCGTGCCATCTATTTGATTAGCAAAGCAGCAATTACCAAAACTCAAGAGGAACGGGATTACTGGAAGGTGCGGTGTGCGGCAGCCGAGGACAAACTAATCGACATCAAACTCTTTGGAAAATCATGATTCTACCAACCATCCATTCTGGCGGCACATCACGGGCCGCACTGATCCGCGATTACGACGCAGCCGCTCGTGCGTTTAAGGACTTTGTAGACGCATGGGAAGCCATCGAGTTCAACGGGCGCGACTACTACCGACAAGGGCCGGGCGCTTGGGATACGGCAGTAGATGAGCGATACAAGCACACGCAGGCTCTCGACGAGTTGTGCGACTACCTCACCGAGATCAGAACACATTTACACAAACAATAATGAACCCAATGACCGTCAAATTAAAAACCCTTTGCACACGATGCCAGCAGCCTTTGGAATGCAACTGGCCAGCCGAGATGACATTTGCAGGCGAACCTTGCACGGCTGAGGAGTACATGGCCAAGACCTTAATGGGTGAAAACCTCGGTGTTTATTGTGACGCCTGCCTCGACAAGATGCCTTTCAAACTTGAGAAGCTATATTATGTTTAAAAGAATAGAGACATCCCCACTTAGGTGGGAATACCAAGAATACTTACCAGAGATGGATCACGAGCAATTTATGGAAATTTACCAAGCGAGCAAAATAATTGATGGGGCTAGGTTGTTTCCATGCGTCGAAGACTGCTTGGGCAACAAAATCTGGATTACAGACTTAAACACGGGCTACACACAATGAACAACGTGACCAAAACACCTCAAGAAAAGCACGCACAAGGCTATGTTTATTCAAAGTGCTGCGACGTGCGCGCCGTTACTGCTGGTGGTAAGAGCATTGGGTCCACCTGCTGGTATGTGTGCACAGATTGCCGCAAGCCTTGCGATATTCTTTTTCGGGACATCAACACAAACCATGAGCGGCGGACGATTCAACTACAACCAAGCTTCTCTGATAAATCTTTCAGAGGACATTCAAGAGATCATTGACCGGAACAACCCGCTCAATGCGGGCGACCGGCACTCACCGGAGATCATCGCACGGTACAAGGAGGCGGTCTACAACCTCGAACGAGTCTTTCAAATGGTGCAACGCATCGACTACCTCGAAAGCCAAGACGACGGGCCAGAGTCCTTCATTGAGCGATGGGATGAGGAGGTTCCACCGAGTTGGGAAGAGACGTTTAAATCAAAACAACCATGAGCGCCTCATTCCCGATCACCGACGCCGTTCAGGCGGCGCTTTATTACGCAAAACCAACTAACCTAACCATTGAGCAATTGGATTTTGCCTACGAACAAATGGCAAAATATACAACGGATGAAGACAGAGAACGGGTATGCTCCCAGCTTGCCGCCGCCGCACGGATTTTGGCTGACGAAGTCGAGAGGCTGCGTGCAGAATTAAACACAAATAAAACAATAATTGAACACGAATTAAACACGAATTAAACACAATGAGCAGCGAAAAAAAATATCTTGACCTTATGCACGAGGTCTATCAACAAGGCGAGTGGCGGGCTGACCGCACCGGCACGGGCGTGTCATCGCTATTTGGGAAGCAGGTCGTCTATGATCTGAAAGACGGATTCCCTTTGCTGACGACCAAGAAAATTCATTGGAAATCGGTCGTCCATGAACTTCTTTGGTTTCTGAAAGGGGATTCAAACATCAAATATCTCCAAGATAACGGCGTCACGATATGGAACGAATGGTGCGACGAAGACGGGGATCTCGGGCCGGTGTACCCCGTCCAATGGCGTTTTTGGAACTACGGAATCAATATTTTTGCAGCACATGATCAAATTATAAACTTGATAGCTGGGATCAAAGCTGATCCGTTCAGCCGCCGTCACATTGTCACCGCTTGGAATCCAAGCCAGCTTGCAGACATGGCACTCCCGCCTTGTCACGTACTGTGGCAGATCTACGTCCATCAAGATGGCACGATGGACCTCCAGCTCTACCAGCGCAGCGCCGACATCTTCCTCGGTGTACCCTTCAACATGGCTTCTTATTCGCTCCTGCTTATGATGATCGCCCAATGTACAGGCTACCGTGCAGGCCGGTTCATTCACACCCTCGGTGATACACACCTCTATCGAAACCACGTAGACGCCTACTTCATCCAGAAAGACCGCACGATCCTGCCGCCGCCGATAGTTGGCCTAAGCCCGGGGATCAAAAGCATATTTGACTTCCAAGACGGGGACATCGTTTTACTCGATTACAACCCACACCCGGCGATAAAAGCGCCCGTAGCCGTATGAAAATCTCTGAATTAGTGACCAAACTCGAAGAACTCAAAGCAAAGCACGGGGACATTGAAGTCTTTTACAGAGACTGGTATGAAGGAGGCTTCTGCAAAATACATGATTTGCTTATAAAATACCCATTTAAAAAAGGTGAATGGCGGGAGGAGGACAAAACGCAACCTGCCTATCAAATCGAACTGATCTGAATCATGAACACAAAACCACAATCCGATCCGTTAGGATCATCGCGCCTAATGTTTTGGCAACCCATCGAAACCGCGCCGAAAGACGGCTCCGAGATCCTAGCGGCAGTGCGCTATCCAAACAAAGGCTTCTATGAAACCTTCTTCCTGTACTGGATCGACACGTTGAAAGGATACCCCGACGGCGTGTGGGCGTTTGATTACGAAACGCCTATCACTTACGGCACGCCTACGCATTGGATGGAAACGCCCCAGTACGTGGAACCCAAAACTGAACCATGAACCCCCAACCCACCTGCTTTACCTGCGATCACTGGCACTCCCATCACCCATGGGAAGGGTGGTGCACTCGGTGGAATTCGTTTGCCACCACACCGAGACGTGTTTTGAGCACGTCCCGGTCAAAATCGAGCCGATCGACAAACTAAAAAATCCACCGCAACCCGTTGATAAAGAAGAGTGGTTTTGCTAAAACCCAAGCTAACGACAAGCTAATGAACGAAACAATTGAAGAACTAATCGAGTATTTTGAGAACTACAACCGTCACCGGTTATACTCGATTCTCGACCGTCACCATGGCAGTGCTCTTTTCCAAGCCATTCACATACTCAAAAAAATGACGTGGCAACCGATGGAGACTGCACCCAAAGATAGAGAGTTCCTCGCTGTGTGGGGGCCAAAAGACCCGCCGACGGGAGAAGCATTTGACGTGTTCCGTTACGACGAGGACAAGCAAAAAATTGTTTTTTCTAGCCACGGCGCTGTTATCTTTTTACCCAGCGACACGTACGGCCCGTGGGCTTGGATGGAAATTCCAAAGTACGAAGGATAAAAAATAAGCAAAAGGTGCAAGATTTTTGTTGCGCGCATGTATCCATAGGCTACATTGATCACATGACGAACAAACTTGCCGCCAAACTCTCCACAATGAGCATCGACCAAATCATTGAAGTCGTGACTATCATGTTTAACAACATGAGCGACGAAGCAGAAATTATCCTTGAACACGGGCTGGCCGCTCTTGAGTCAAAAATGGCAGAATCTGATTTCGTCAAATTTTGCGACAACCTTAGCGCATGAAACCAACAAGAAAGCAGGTGCTGGCGTGGATACGGTATCACGCCAGCAAGGGCGACATTGCCGCCGCACAACGGCTATATATCGAAAACCGCATCTCTTGGGCTGCATATCAGGAGGCTATTAAACGCAAATGACCGCCGCAGCATACAAGGCCAAACGCTTACAACGCGGCACCCAGCAAGAAGTAGCGAAACTTTTAGGAGTGACTCGCGTCACTATCGCTCGCCGCGAAACAGGAACTCGTCCGGTCACGTTTGAGTCGTGGCTTGCACTCCTTTCTCTCCCAACAAAACAAACAAACCAGAAAACATAACAGCATAACAACATGAGCTTTATACTCAGCAATACATCCAAAGGCAACTTTGCCCCACATCCAGAATCAGACGGATTCATCAAGGCCGTCATCGTAGACGTGACACCTCCTAAAATGATTAGCACCAAGTTTGGCGACAAGAACGTGTTCAAAGTCGTTTACGAGACCGAACACGTAGACATCAATGGACGTGCCGGCCTGATGTTCTCTGTGCCATACAGCCTAAGCCTGCACGAGAAATCATCGTTTCGCCGGGATCTAAAGAAGATCCGGGGCCGCGACCTGACCGCAGCAGAAGAGAAACAGTTTGATGTGGAAGGCGAACTACTGGGCTTTCCAGTTCAGATCATTGTCGAACACGAAGCCAAAGATGATCGCACTTACGCCAAGATCGGATTGATTAAGCCAGACAAAACTGACACCCCATACAAAGTTTCTGGCGCATACGTCCGCGTCAAAGACCGTGAAGAAAAGGACGCCGGCGGCACGTACAAGAAAGCATCAACCGCACCAGCAGACGACGAGCCGACCGGGCGCGAAGACTGGCAGAAGGTCAAGGTGCACGTCGGCAAGTACGAAGGGCAGGAGCTGGGGGACCTGCCAGAGGAAGGCATTAAGAGCCTGCATAGTAAGTGGATTCCAAGTCTGCATGGGCAAAAACTGAAGGCTGCCGACAATCGCCTGATGGCAGCCGTAGCAGAAGCCATGGAAATGCTGACCCAAGTCGCAGACAAAGGGGAGGAAACATTTTGAAAACCGCCCTGTTTGACATTGAAACCGGCGCTCTACCACTCGACCAGATCGAGCACCTGTGCCCAGAGTTTAAAGCTCCGGCCAACTACAAAGACGCGGCCAAGATTGCCGAGAACATTGCAGAACAGAAAGCCACATGGCTGGATCGCGGGGCATTGTCGGCTCTTACCGGCAAGGTTCTTGCAATTGGTTTGCGTTATAATGGCGTGACCACGATTCTGCAAGACGACGATGAGGCAGTAAATCTGCGCGCGTTTTGGGCATGGCTAGAGGATCGAGTGCGTGAACGTCGGGCAGTTGTCGGCTTTAACTCCAACAAATTCGACATTCCTTTCCTGACACGAAGGAGCTGGGCTCACGGTATCGCCATTCCCTCTGGCGTTTACATGACCCGTGGATACGTGAACCAAAGTGTATTCATTGACCTTGCACTAGAATGGCAGTGCGGCGACCGCATGGAGTGGGTGAAACTCGACACAGTGTGCAAGTTCTTCGGTCTACCAGCCAAGAACGGCAGCGGTAAGGAGTTTGCCGGCCTATGGGTAAACGACAGAGGCAAGGCTTTGGAGTACCTTAATAATGACATGGCCATCACCGCAAAAGTGATGGAGCGGATGCTGGGTATCACAGAAGCACCAGCAGCAGCAGCGGCTGACCTTGACTACTAGCATTATGACCATGCGCGAAATAGCGGCTGCGCACGCAGCCGCCAAGGCCAAGGAACAGGAAGAATCTCAAAAAAAAACATCGCCGCTCGTTATAAAAAATTCCGAATCGGCATCGTACAAGTCGATGGGGTTACCGACGCGGCCAATCCAGTTCATTTCACCCCCATCGCCCTTACCAGAAGAGCGCCTCGTCGGGACCGAAAACCTGACAGACGTGATACCCAACTTCCCACCCAAGAGCACGGACAGCGAGAAACTGTGGCGGCAAGCCTGCCTCCTCCCGCAGAGCCAGATGGGGATTATCATGGCACATTCGAGCCAGACCGCGTGGCTCGCGTTATCGAGGCATGGGATGCCGCCATTGCTACTATTCCCGTTGCCAGTCCTCGGACAGCTTCCAACAATGCCGCTCGACCCGCAGCTCCAGCCGGCACCGTAACGCTGCGCGATATCGCATGGTTCCACCAGCTCAACAAGCGGATGGATCTCGTGCCAGCCGAATTCTGCGCCACCTGCTACGTCAGGTGGAATCGGCAACTCTGGCCGTCCTCGTGCGTCTGCACCGGGGCGGTTTCCCTTTCTTTTACTTGTCCACGAACATCATGATTCTAGAACTTTCCAACGACATTGACCACTCAACAGGTCCACCATCAATTAAGCTTGACCCGTCCCAGCAAGAAGCAGTCAACACCATGCTTCAAGGCCGAAACGTGTTTCTTACAGGCAACGCCGGCACTGGCAAGAGCACTGTCATTACTCAATTTATTGCTGGAGGTGCACGCAAGACCGACTTGACTGCCACAACTGGGATCGCCGCGCTTAACCTGCGCGACCAGATCCAAGAAAAGTGCAATTTATCGGTCAACGCCAACACCATTTACAGATGGTCAGGCATTGGCCTTGGGCCATTGCCTCACGAAACTGACGAATCGTGCTTTGACCGTTTGTGCGCTGAAATGAAGAAGCCTCCATTCAGCATCACAAGGACCGGCGCATGGAAAAGGGTTTGTAGCGCAGAATGCCTAATCATCGACGAGATCAGCATGTTGCCGGGCAGGACGTTTCAGTTCTTGGAATGGTTGTGCCGGCAAGTACGCGAGGATACTAGCCCATGGGGAGGATTACAGGTCATTTGCGTCGGTGACTTCCTGCAATTGCCGCCTGTGTCCAAAACAGGCAAGTATGACTGGGCGTTCCAAAACTCGGCATGGCAGCGATCCAACTTCAAGCACGTCGTTCTCCAGCGCATTCACCGGCAGGATGATGACGTGTTTAAAGATCTGCTTAACAATGTGCGGGAAGGCAGGATCGAGCCAAAACATTCAGCTATTCTTGCCAAGCGCGTTGCACTTTTTCCTCGTGCTGACCTGCTGCGCCTGTTTACCCACAACACGCAAGTGGACCGGTACAACAACATGATGTTGGAGGGGCTGGAAACTTCGCAGTCCACATTTACGATGGCGTCATCTGGGCACTCTGGATGTGATTGGATGATCAAGAACATGCTCACACCGCAAGTGCTAAAAATCAAAGTCGGCGCGCGGGTCATGGTCACAGCCAACCTAAGTATTCCCGGCAGCAACGGAGCACTTAAAGCGGTCAATGGCAGCTTGGGCACCGTGGTTGGGATTAACCAAGGACGGCCAAGTGTGCTGTTAAAGCTCGACTGCGGAAGGCAGGTTGAGATTGACCCATACGTCTGGCACGTAGACCCAAGCGACAAAACCAAAGGCAGCGTTGAGCAGTTGCCTCTAAAGCTGGCATGGGCAGCCACCATCCACAAGAGCCAAGGACTCAGCCTTGACTCCGCCCTCATCGACGTGCGCGCTACTCGCGAGCCCGGACAAACCTACGTCGCACTCAGCCGGGTGCGCACCCTGTCAGGATTATACCTAAAAGATGTTTTCAAGGGCGTCTGGGTATCAAAAGAAGCCATTGAATTCACAAACCGCATTACTCAGTCATGACTCTTAAAGACAACATCACACTAGAAGAAGCCGAAGTAGCCGGCACAGCCGAAGCTCAAATATCTTGGTTTCCTGACGCAACATCCGTCACACCCATCCATATCGGATCGCTTAACAAGTTCATCACACAGTGCAAGTCCGGTACGTATCAAGATCTTGTTATTAAGATCCGCCAATACGCCGCAGCAGCCGACACGGCAAAGATGGGGCTACTTAAACGAAAACTGCCAGCCGTCACGCTCTCGTGCAGTATGGTCAGCCGCTCCAAGAATGCCCCTGTACGGACACGCACTCACAGCGGGTGGTTGCAGTGCGACTTCGACGGCAAAGAGAATCTAGGACTAGTACAGAGCGACATACGGGCACGCCTACAGGCTGACCCACATATCGGAGCCGTATTTGTCGGGCCATCCGGCGTCGGTATCAAATGCGCCCTCCGCATCGACGGCAGCCAGCACCTTGCCAGCTTTGCCACAGCCAAAGAATATTTCCGCGAGGAATACGGTTTGACCATCGACAAAGCCTGCAAGGACGTGGAACGCCTGTGCTTTGTCAGCTACGATCCAGACGCATGGTGCAGGCAAGAGGAAACCCAAGTTTTGCAAGTGACAGCCGTAGCAGAAAAGGAGGTCATTCGGCCAGTAAAGCAGACAAGAGAAATCACGCCTTTCGAGGAAGACCAGCACGACATGAGCATCGAGGACGTGCGTGAAATCCTGAAGTGGTTGCCCAAGCGCCCTGACTACGACACATGGCTTCGGATCGCATCCGGCGTGTTCAGCGTGCTGCCGCTTGCCGCCGGCGTGATGGTCCTAAACGAATGGGCACCAGAAGAGAATCCGGGCGAGTACGAGCGCAAGCACCGCAACCGGCTTAAAAACGTGACCATCCGCACGGTCATTCATTACGCGCAACAACACGGCTTTGATGCCGGCGCTGCCTCTAGGCGCAAAACATGGCTGGGGCGCATCATCTTCGGCAAGGACAATGGAGATGCCGCACACACAGACCTGCTGGAAAAAGATCAAGAAGCACCAGAGTTGAGCGAATCCGATAAAGAGATCATCGGCGAGTCCGATGAGCTGGACATTGAAACGATTGCAAAATATTACTCAGAGGAACAAGTGGGCGATTCAAAACTGTTTCGGCTCACATCCAGCAAAGACTTTTCCTACGACCCACTCTCCCAGATGTGGCGAAAATACAACGCCACCACCGGGCTCTGGACCAAGGACACAATCGGCAGCAGCATCCATAACATGTCCGCGCAGGTCATCACGGCGTACCACACGCTTATTGCCCACGTTGACGCAGAATCAAAGGCAGCCAAGAACAAGGAGGTCACCAAGAACAACGCCGCTCACATCCAGCAGATCAAGCAACGGTGCGGCAGTCTGCAAAAGCTGCCATACATGACCAACGTGCTGACGCTTGCACAGCGGTTTGACGCGATGAGCCGCAACGCCACCGAGTATGACAAGCACAGGCATTTGCTGGGCTTGGCGAATGGGTTGTGCGTGGATTTTGCCAAAAAGATCGTAAGGCCCACGGAGAGGAAGGATCTGATCAGCGTAGCCAGTCCTGTCGTTTACGATACCAACGCGACCTGCCCAGAGTTTGATTCTTTCCTGCACCGCGCCTTTGGCGGCGATCCAGACATGATCGACTACTGGTGGAGAATTGTCGGCTACAGTATGACCGGCTTCGTCGATCACGATGCGCTCTTTTTCTGTTACGGCCTCGGAGCAAACGGCAAGAGTACCGGCCTGATGGTGCTTCGCTTTCTGCTGGGCGATCAACTCAGCACCATGGTGGACGTAAACACCCTGCTGGGCACTAATGGCAGCGACGCCAGCCTCGACTACAAAAAGAGTATGTTGGAAGGCAAGCGCCTCATCATCACCGATGAGCTGCCCGACAATAAAAAGATCAATGAGAGCATGGTCAAAGGCTTGCTGGGTGGAGAGGATATTGTAGCGCGCCGTCCATACGAAAAGCCATACACATTCAGCCCAACGCACAAGATCTGGATGGTAGGCAACCACAAGCCAAAGATTTCTGGCGTCGATCACGGCATCTGGCGACGCATCCACCTTATCCCATGGGAAGTGACCATCCCAGCAAACGAGCGCAAACCGCGCTCGCAGATGTGGGCCACCTTTAAAGCGGAGTTGCCCGGCATCCTCAACCACGCAATCGACGGCTACCTAGACTTTGAAGAACGCGGCGGCCTGTGCCCACCAGCCATGGTCAAAGCCGCAACCGAGGAATACCGCCTTGAAGAAGACAGCCTGCAACAATTCGTCGCAGAACGCATCGTGCCGCAACCGGGCGCGCACTTCGCCATGCGCGATCTGTTCAGCGAGTACAAAGCATGGTGCGCAACATCCGGCGAGACGTGCGTGGTCGATACCTGCAACAAGTTCACGCGAACACTCAAGCAGCCGCCTTATAGCATGAATATTGGCTATGATTCCTACAAGGTAAACGTCCTCCACGATCACATCATCCGATAGCAATCCCGGTAAATCCCGGTAAACCGGTAAATCGCACCCCATTTTAGCAACCTTTCTCTATAGAGCTAAAGACAACTTCCCCTTTTTTAGAAAAGGTTAGAGAAATGGGGTATCATTTACCGGTTTACCGGGATATTAACTACACTCCTTCTCATTAGAATAAGAAATATAATAATTATATAACCATTTGGTTAGAATTGGCCACTTTTAGGCCATTTTGCCATTTTTGCCTCTTCCGGAAAATGCCATTTCTACACGAGAGCGCCGCGATTTTCCGGACTCCTACACTTCCAGAACGCGACCACTTCGTGGTGCTGAGTCTACCGCATCCCAGCGCGCGAAGGCGAAAAAACCACGACGACGAGAGCGACAAACACAAATTATAAGAACCACAAGACAATGATCAAAAGCAAGCCAGAAACCGCGCAGGACGCACTGAAAGAGAAACGCAGGCAGCAGTCAGCCAAGCGCATACAGGCGCTTCTACAGGCCGCAGAAGACAAGCAGGCGGCTAAGACGATTAAGAAGACGAAGGAAGACCAGCAAGCGCCAGCAATGGCCAGCGCGCTGCAAGAACTCACAGTGCAGGATCAAACGCGGGGCTTCTTATGCAAAAAGCAGCTCGTGCTGCAAGCCAAAGACAAGCACCCATCACAAGGATCTCGCAAGACGTGGCGAGACCTTGGGCCTAAACAATACGGCTATAAAATCAAGACCGGAATAGAACTTGTCATGTGGGCGCGAGTGCATGGAGACAGGCATCATTATCACCGCTTGATCGAGCGCACAGAAATTGTTTTAGTGGCCCAGCGCGAGCTGCAAAAAAGGGCGTAAAAAAACCCCACTGGCCTGAAAAGACCAGCGGGGCTCCCCTTTTACTAAACGACTAGCCCATTTTCCAGATGGCTACGGAAAAAGAGCACCGTCTGGCTCGGTGTCAAGAGCGATGCGCGGCAGAAGCTCAGAATCTTCGGTCTGGCGCTGCACTGGGCGGGCAGGCCGGTCTGGCGGTGGAGCGATGAAGATCGGGGTGTCCGATGCTGGTGTGTCGTAGGGGTGAAGAAACACAGTTGGATTGCGCTCGGTGAGCCGGGCCTCAAGCGACACGATCCATGTGATGCTGCTGGCTTGGGAGACGAGGAGGGTGATGAGGATGATGTTTTTCATATTGGGGTGGTGGTGAATGTTGGGTGATTAAAGGGATGGAATGGGAGGGGTGCGCTGTTAATAAATCCCAGCGGCCATTTGTTCTCTGTATTTTAAGGCGTCTTCAATGTGTTCGTTTATGATCTGCTCGGCGTATTTTTCTTGTCCTTTTATGAGCTTCAAAGTGTATTCCATGTGAAACTGGGCTGCGATTTCTGGGTGCATGTCGCCTTGAATTTTGTAGTTCACTGTTCTGATTTGGAAAAGGGTGGCGAGCTTAGAGATGATCAGGTTGTTCATATTGGGTTAATTGGTTGTGCGAGCCGTGATTGGCTGCGTGTGGTCACTATACTCTATTAGGGGATAGCGTCAACACATGATTTAATCTTTTTCACATTTTTTTTTGAGTGCATCAATGAGCAGTAGCTGCACCCACAACGGTGGCTCGCTGACCTGCTGCTCGTACTTCTGGAGCATCCTCAACGGCATCTCAGGTATGAGGCGGGCACACTGGGACTGGCTGAGTCCATACTTGCGACGGATAGCGATGAGCTTGTCTGCTAGTGGCTGGGCGGTGGGTGTGGTGGTCATGAGGTGGTGACTGTATCCTGATGGGGGATAGGGTCAAGAAATACATTAGTAGTGTTCAAGTGAATTAACTATTTACTGTTTTAACGTAAAAAGCCATCGTATGCTGTTCATTTGTTTTTACGGTTAAGGCATAAAATCTTTTCTAAGTGGTTGATGCCACCCCACTTAACTAATATCTTACGTTTTTAGTGTCAGGCA